AGAGTAGCCCCTTTGTCTTATATACTCTCATTCTAATCTCCATAAGTTTACAATGAGTTTCCTCTGACATCATTACGTTCTTTTTCTTAATAGCCATAATTAATAATTTTATGCAAATATACATTATTTTTTATAAAAAAGTATTTTATTAAAATAATTTTTGTATTTTTGATTAATAATTATTTTACCATTTAACTTTAGCCCCTATGTTGGAAAGAACAAGTGTTGCAGAAATTGTGTTTTGGTTATTATTTTTAGCCAAGGCAACCAATTATACTGACATTCATTTCAGTTACTTTATATTGCCTGGAATAATATTAGCGATTGAATCTTTATTGAATAACTATTATAAAAACAAACCTAATGATTAAACTTATTGTATCGGGAAGAGTTGGTGCAGATGCGGAACTTAAAACTGTGGGTGACACAACTGTTTGCTCGTTCTCTGTGGCTCATACTGAAAAGGTTTATGGTCCTAATCCATCAGAAAAGACGATTTGGATTAATTGCAATATTTGGGGAGAAAGAGGGGAAAAATTGAAACCTTATATTATTAAGGGAACTTACATTGTGGTTGAGGGATCTGGGGGAGTAAATGCTTATACCATGAAGAGTGGTGAAGCAGCAGCCATTATTAATTGCCGTGTTAGTAGCCTGGAGTTTGGTGGAAAGCCAACAGTAGAAGCTACTCCGCACACCGCTACTCCGCCAGTAGGTAAAGTAACTTTTGAAGGTGTAGATGGAGATTTGCCATTTTAATGCTTTTTTTTGATTGAGAGTAGATAGTGTTCTTATGTAGCCCAGTATGTTCTGGGCTACTTTTTAAAACTAAATCATTATTAATAATTTTAATTAACCTTACAAAATAAATTACATGAATTTGGAATTTATACTTCAGAAATATCCGGATCAAACATTATTAAAAGCTGACGGATTTGATGACGCTATAATTGGTATTGATATGTCTTCAATGCGTCTTATATATTCTATAGCACAATGTATTGATATTTTAATGGAAAATATGTCATATGAGGATGCTAAAAAACATTTTTATTATAATATTAGTGGTTGCTATGTGGGAGAACAAACTCCTATTTGGTGTGATGACATTGATTAAAACTAAAATTATGAATGATTACAAAGAGTATTATAAGCAACATGATGAAATCAAAGAAAGGATTATTGAAATCTGCCAATTGTTTCATCGCCATGACCCCCGTTTGTATCCAGACATTGCAATGGATGACATTTTATTTTTTTATGATAACGATGGTCGTATTTGTGTTATAAACTATGGGATGTTTGATTTAGAAACATACTGCATTATAGAAGTTAAATACCTTTCATGGTCAAATGATATGATTGCAAATGAGATTGTTTCAAGAAGAAAGGAAAGAGAAGAACGCGACAAAAGATATTATGGAGAAAAAAGTAACAATAAAGGAAAAAGTAAAAAATAGTATTATCTTTGATTATCCTTTAAACGGAGTGGACGCTGCTTAAAGGAATTGGAACAACACAATATTGTTCTAACCCTTGCCCGATAGAGTCCACCTATTGGGCATTTTTTTTTTACAATCATGTCAAAAGAAATTAAACTAACACAAGGTAAGGTTGCAATAGTAGATGATGAGGATTTTGAAGAATTAGACAAATTAAAATGGTTTGCTGACAAACAGGGAGATAATTACTATGCAGTTCGTAAATCATTATGCATAAATGGCAAATATATAAATCAAAAAATGCACAGGATAATTACCGGGGACAAATTTGGTGTTCATACAGATCACATCAACGGAAACACATTAGACAATAGACGCAGTAACTTGCGGAATTGTACTCATCAACAAAATATGTGGAATAAACCTAAATCAAAAGCAAATAAGTCTGGATATAAAGGTGTTTTTTATATGAAATCAAGTAAAATGTACAGAGCAACAATTACTATAAATGGTAAAACTATTAACCTTGGAACATTTTACTATATAAAACAAGCTGCTATAGCATATAATTTAGCGGCTTCTAAATACCATGGTGAATTTGCTAACTTAAATAAAATAGATTAAAATGAACGAAATTAGAGATTTTAAAGGTGTTTGGATAAAAAAGGAAATTTGGTTAAATACAAATTTAACTTTAATAGAAAAGGTTTTAATTGTAGAAATTGATTCTCTTGATAACTCAGAACGTGGATGTTTTGCTTCTAATGAATACTTATCAAAATTTGTTAATTTATCAGAAGGTAGGGTAGCAAATATAATTAGCGATTTAAAGAAAAGAGATTTTATAATTCAACTTTTTTTTGATGGTAGGAATAGAGGATTAAGGACTAATAAACATAAATGTGAAAGCAGCTTTAACGAAAACGTGAAAGCAGAATTCACGAAAACAGTAAAGCAGCCTACACGAAAACGTGAACATAATAATACAGTTAATAATACAGTTAATAATACAGATTATAATATATGCGAAAACGAATTTTCGCACACAGAAGATGAGATAAAAAATCCTTTTACAAGGCAAGGTTTCTCTGATTCCTTAGACGCTGACAAGGTTAAAAAGAAAGAAAAATTGCGTGAAAAGAAAGAAAAAGCCGAGCCGAAGCAGCCCAGCGACATTTTTGTCGCTTACGAAATGTTCTGCACCTTCCATGAATCTGTTTCCGCTGCAAAGTATCCCCGTACCCTTAATGGCAATTATATCCTTAATCCAATTGATGCAAGGAATGTAAAGTTGTTATTGGAATGGGTTGAAAAGATTAATCCGGATAACAAGATGGACAACTTTAAAGTATTTGTACAGGCTGCCTGGATGCTTGATGATAAATATTTAAAGGCTAACTTTAATATTGGTTTACTATATAGACAATGCACACAGATTTATGCAAAGGTGCAAAATAGTAATCCAATACTAAGTAAGCAAAAAAAGGAAGAACAGTTAAATGCTGAAGCTGCCGAGTTTTTGAGAAGTAGATATGGAATTGTAAACTAATAAACTATTATAACATGAATGACTTAAAGAACATTAAAGAGTTGATTGAATTTATTGACTCAAGGATTGGTTTTTACAATCGAAGCCTTAGAGAGGTAGATGAAAAAACACTCTCCGCCTCTATTGACAAAGCCTATTTTTATGGTAATATGTCTGCATTGCTTGACATAAGGGATACCATGACCAAGTTATCAAACAACATTGCTAACCCTAACTTATTTAGCCAAGATGAGTACGAACTTACCGGCAATTGCAGCCAAAACCAATTCTAATTTAACCCACGTTGAACGCATTGTAAACCATAGGGAGAATAGGATAATGAAAATAGGTTTCCAGGCTGCCTATACCCAGGTTTACAATTTGATTACTACATTGTTTCCGATGTATGGCATTGATGGAGCGAAGGAATACTACATGGAAGTTGCAGATCACATTGGAAGAAATTACAAATTACTTGCACCCGAAGAAATAAAGACTGCTTTTGAATTGTTTTCGACCCAGCAGTTGGACTTAGATGAAGACATAAAGTTTTACGGGAAGGTCAACTTACACACATTAGGTAAGATTATAAATGCATATATGCTTTACAGAAATAAGATTACCTACCAAATAGACAAGGAAAAACAGGATAAGTTAGAACAGGAAATACTTGATAAGAAACGGGAATTGTCAAGTAAGGAATACGACCGTGACTTTGAGAATAAGTTACGAAATTTCCAATCTAATGACTTTAATGACATTCCTATTTACTGGTACGACATGGCAGTTAGACTTGGTTACCTTACATGGAAGGATGGAGAGAAAGAGGCATTATGGGAAGAGGCAAAAGAGATTGCTAAGAACCTACCGCCAGACTCGGACAATGTTTACGACAGAAAAGCACACATGAGAAAAATAGCTGAAGGTAACTTGCCACGAGCAAAGGTCATAGCTTATAAGTTAGCGGTTTACAAAAAAGTAATTAATTTTACACTTGATGGTAAATAAATGCATATGGAAGGTAAATTTGTAAAGAACAAAAGATATTATAGAGATACGGTTTATGAATGGAATCTTCCTACCGGATCTACTTGCCCATTTGCACTTGAATGCAAGGTTACGGTTGATAGAATAACGGGTAAGTTTGATGTTTATAAAGGTCAGTATAAATGTTACGCTGCTGCTCCAGAGCGTTTTCCAGCGGTTAGGGAACATAGATGGAGAAACTTTGAATACTGTAAAAATGGCGGCATTCCTGTTATTCCAAAAGATTGTAAAGCAATTCGAATTCATAGTTCTGGCGATTTTTTCAATCAAGAGTATTTTGATATGTGGCTACAATTAGCAAGGGATAATCCAGGTATTGAGATGTGGGCATATACAAAGTCATTAGGGTATTGGGTAAAAAGATTATTTGACATACCAAATAACTTAGTTTTAACGGCAAGTTATGGTGGAAAGCAAGATGATTTAATAGAGAAATATCATTTAAAAAACGTAATGGTTTACAATGAAATTGATCTTGTAGCAAAAGACAGGCCTATAGATAACAACGATGATTGGGCAAGAAAACCATTTATAAACTTTGCTTTATTAGACAATATTAAGTTTTCTAAAAAAGATAAACTACCTAAGACATTGTAATTGTCATTCATAAACTTTGGTTTTCGAGGTGAGATAATTTTGTCTCACCTTTTTTATATTTTTTTTAATTATTTTTATTAAAAATGTACATTGTATTATATTTAGTATTATCTTTGATTTAATAAAAACCAAAATCATGACAGAACAAGAAAGAGATGAAAAAATTGTAGAAATTCTTACAAAGATTTGTATTAATGTACTCGTAAAAAATTTATTTGACAAAAATGGAGATACTGTAATACAAGAGATCTTAACTGAACTTAATAGAGTACCTGTAGCCGAAGCAAAGGATTATACAAGATGTAATTCTTCGCATAGTTTTTTGCATAAAACAGCTATGGAATATTTACAAAAAACATTAGCTTTTAAAGAAAAAAACAACCTAAAATGAACCAAGCAAGTCAAGATATTTTAGATTACATTGTAGATAATCATTTACCCATGCACGACATTTCCGATGAAGGCATAAGTAGGGTTATTGATGCTTTATTTAACTTTAACGACTTACTACCGAAAGAACAAGTGCTTTTTAACTCTATAATGGCACAGGCAATAGACTTTGAATGGATTGCCATACAGTTAAGTAATTGGCAGGAAGAAGAAGAATTAAAAAGATTAGACGCTCAAAGAGAAGATTATTATGACAATCACTAAAGGTAAAGTTAAATATGCGGCTGGTGCGCCAAGAGAAGGTCAATACGGTCCTTCTATAAACATTCTTGTCGTGTTTAACGATGGCAAGGAAGCAAGGATTTATGGTAAACCTGGAGATCCTATACAGAATTTAAAAGCTGGTGAAATTATTGATGTATTAGATGATAAAGGTAAATATAAGTATATTGTATCGGAAACAATACCAGCCCCTGCTGGTGTTGCGGTAATTGAGCAGAAAAAACATATTGCCGAACCACAAGATATTGCTGCTATGATATTTGAAGCTGGTACAATATATAGCCAAGCCTACATTGATATTTATAATAAATTAGCTGCTGAAGGTTTACCTTTAGAACATCTTAGTGCAGCAGCAACTACAATATTTATCCAAGTATCACAAAAAATAAGATAATGACTCATTTGATGAGGCGGTAGCTGAACTGCCTCTTTTTTTTAAAACTTAAAATTAATTACAATGCTTACTTTACCACGACCACACCTTTCAATATCCCAGATTAATCTCTGGGAATCCGATCCCTCCGCTTATATGAAGAGGTATTTTCTAAACATACCGGATGCTCCTTCGCCTATGATGGAATTTGGAAAGCAGTTTGCCAGTGACATTGAGGATTATTGCAAAGGAGAGAAAAGAGAGTTTAATTTTCCTAATAACTTTCTAAACGACATATTAATTTATCCTCATGTTGAGCATAAACTGGAGTATGATTTTGGTGACTTTAAATTTCTTGGCTACATTGACAATGCCTCCGAAAAATTTGAGATTATCCGTGACTTTAAAACAGGCACTGCTGCCTGGACACAAGATCGACTTGAAAACAGTTTACAAATGCAAGCCTATAGCTATGTAATATTTCAGCAATATGGCATTATCCCTACTTGTTTTATTGATTATTACAAGACAAGGATAAAAGGCAAAAGCATGGAGTGGACAGATGTGCATGAAACATATCAGCACACTTTTAATATGCAAGACCTTGCTAAAGTAGCACTTCGTATAAGGAAAGCAGCGGAGGAAATAGCGGAAGCCTACGAGCTGCATTGTAATGAGGAATTAGCTGCTATTATTAGTCGTTATGTAGAGTATGACAATAGTGTTAAATCTTTAACAGAAAAAAGAGATAATTATAGAAAGCAAATAGAAAAGGAGTTACAGAATAGTAGGTATATGGTGCAAGTTGATAATAAGGTATTAAGCTATTCTACATATGAGAAGAAGTCATATATTCATAGTCCAGAACTACAAGAAAGGGAAGAGCAACTGGCAGCACAGAAGAAGCAGGAAATACTTTATGGAGTAGCTACGGAAGAAACAAAGACAATTACATTGCTAACGGTAAAAGATGCAAAGTGAAAGAGTACAATGCTCAAATGATGGAGATTAAAGCCTTTTGTGATGAGGTAAACGCATGGATAAGTACAGCCCCAAGTGCTGAACACCTTGAGGAATGTGACGAGTATCTCCGCCAGTTATCAGCCTACTATTCACGCTACACAGTTATATCCGGAATGAATGAAAGTATATATAGCCAGCTACTTATGATGTGCATCCGCGACATGGCAGAGGAGGAGTATAAAAGAATAAAGCACTCTTCTACTTTGACAGATTACTATGTTAAAGGTAAATATCCCAAGGCCACTGCCATCTTTGAGCAATGTAGAGCGGTAAAGCAGCTATTATTAATCACCAGCGATAATTATCGCACACTACTAAGTAGCTTTAGGCAAGAAAGAATATTAGTAGGTCACATGACTACATAAGATATTTGCAGACCTCGGAGTAGGATGTTTTGTTTACTGATTAAACATTTCTTTCCATCCTATTGCGTCAGAGGATGAATTGGCAGCCTGGAAAGACAGGCAAATAGCAAGGTGGCGAAATTGGTAGACGCTATCGTTATAAAGGTAGAATGATAAATAGGTTACGCTTCATTCGTATAGGTTCGAATCCTGTCCTTGCAACTTACCAGTCCGAAGGTTATGATGAAGCATCTGACACCGTATGTTCATAAAGTAGGCTGGAACGGTGTAAATTTAGCAAGGTGGCGAAATGTAGACGCTCGACTTAAAAGAGAGGATTCGGCAATGTTGGTTAGTGGCTGAACACCTTATTTAAGAAGATAAAATAAATCACACCAACTAAAAGGTTTATGCTGGTATCGAGTCCAGTCCTTGCGCAATTTTAAACCATATCGTTGACGTCAACAAAATGATAAAATGAAAATAGAACTATTAGAAATATTTGGCAATGATGAAATGGTGGTCAATGCCGCCAGAGTAAGCTATGGCAAGGACGCAACCAATTACACCAGTGGGGAAAACAAAAGCCTAATAAATTACCTCGCCTCACATGGTCACACCTCGCCCTTTCGCCATCCACAATTACAGTACCGGATAACTTGCCCTATCTACGTTGAGCGGCAGTTGTTCAAGCACCAGGTAGGCTTATCTGCCAATAGTATCTCTGGCAGATACGTTGATTTCTCCGATACATACACTAAGGTTAATGTATGGAGGAAACAAAGCAAGTCAAGTAAGCAAGGCAGCGAAGGTATGTTGTTTACCGATGTCGCAGAGAAGGCAAAGTTTATAGAGGAGCAAATGATTGACCATGCTAAAAGAGCGTATCACACGTTAATTGAGTTAGGAGTATCAAAGGAACAAGCGCGTACTATTCTACCGTTAAATTTAAATACTACCTTTATCTGGACCGGATCGCTCTACGCTTATATTAATATGTTTAAGCTACGCATTGACGCAAATGCCCAGGCAGAAACAAGATATATAGCTATGGAAATGTTGCATGAGTTAAAACTTACAAATAAATTTATATTATCTTTAGAAGCATTTCACTTATGATTTTAACAGACAAGACCATCATTGACGAAATTACGGAAGGTAACATCGTCATTGAGCCACTTATTAGGGAAAACATTGGTACAAATAGTGTTGACTTAACATTGTCCAACACACTATTAATGTACACAGACCGTATTCTTGATACCAGGAAGAAGAATGGCTACGCTCCCATGATTATCCCAGAGGAAGGAATGATTTTGCAGCCAAACATTCTATACCTTGCCTCAACCGTAGAATATACGGAAACCTTGCGTCATGTTCCAATTTTGCAAGGAAAATCAAGTCTTGGTAGATTAGGATTATTCGTCCACATAACCGCAGGGTTTGGAGATGTAAATTTTAGAGGCCATTGGACTCTTGAACTTTGTTGTGTGCAGCCAATAAAGATATATCCTGGAATGAAGATTGCCCAAATCTGCTATCATGATATCAGCGAAATGCCTTACACGGACTATGCAAATAAGGCAGATGCAAAGTACAAAGACCAGGGTAAAGATCCGGTAGCAAGTAAAAACTATTTAAACAGATAATCATGATGACCGAAAGAGAAAAAGAATTGTTAATTAAAATGGTTTTAAAGACCATAGTAACATTTGGCGGAGTTCTAACTTGCCTTTGGATTATTTATTACTTATACGATTTGCTATGGAAAAAGTAGAACAAAAGTATATTATGTGCTATGAAGATGGAAGAAAAGTCATAGTATCTGCTCAAAGTCTTGAAGATGCTATAGAACGATTTAAGGAACTTAGAATAGACACAGAAAGCAAAGAGATAAGAGTATTGTCAGCATACGAAATGTACAATCAGCATAAGAAAATGTAATTGGTTAATGTGTTAATTTTAAGTTTGCCATATAGTGCGGAGAATTGCCTTCGCACTTTTTTTTTATTTTTTTTTATATTTTATGTATAATAATATTATTTATATTATATTTGTATTTATAATTACTAAAACAAAGATTATGAAAGAACCAATTATTGAAACTTATGTAGCGCAAAATAAAACCCTTCCATATCAAATTGCTATGGGAATTTGCGCTGCCTTTATTGTTGGGTTGATTTATTCCCCAATAAACACAAATTACAACTATACATCTTTTATCCCTATTATTGAACGCGATACCGTTTACGTTCACAAAATTACCTCACTTACAATCCAAGGTAAGGAAGAAAAAAAGGAAATAGATGAAAGTGCATACGGATCACGCTCCTATGGTTATGAGGTGCGCAAGTTATCCGGATTACAACTAAGGCAAACGCTGGAAGGTCGAGGGTTTAGAAACCTTGCAAAAGTTGACAGGGCAAAGCTTCGTCGCATTTATTTAGCATACTGTTACGAAAGTATGTTAATGAATGTCCACCTATTAACCGACTTTCCCGTGTCAATGATTTATTCTTTTTTTATTATTGAAGCTACAAGTCAAGGTATTGAAACAGACCTTTGGAGAAAACACGCAAACGCTGGTGGCGTAAAGGCTTTAAAGGGTCAACAATCAGTAACATATAAAACACGAGAGGTAATAAGAGGTAGAGACAAGTATATAAGGGCAAAGTTTATGAAAGCAGAAACAACGGAAGAAGGTATGAACCTTTGGGCTGGTGTTCTTAATTCCGGAAGATATGCAGCCTGTAAAAAGGCAAATTACAAAATGAAAGGAATTAAACTTTATGAATCAATTTGCAAATGTGTTTACAAGTCTGGTTATCACACCGATAGAGATTATAAGTTTAGAGCGACATTAATGGCCGAGTACTGGCAAATTAAAAAGGATAACTTTCCTTTAAAACAAAATTACAATGAATTTTAAATTTGAACCAATGGAAAAAAACTTTACAAACACTCAATTTAAATGGACATTTGAAAGCATATCGGACAATATTCCGACTATCATGCTTCTTACAATTGTCTTAACCTACGGCATTAATGCCTATCTTACGGCTATATTTTTACCAATGGAATTTTGGTTAGCTATCATTGCTGCTTCAATTCTTCAATTAGGGAGATTCGCAGTCGTTTTCATGGACTTTCTTAATCCAACCAAAGGTAGAAGCACTTATCCACCTAAGATAGCGTTAGGAGCAACTATAGTGGCTTTAGTAGAAATCTTTTTTGGTTTACAAGAACAATACGAAGGCGGTGAGTTTATAACCATGTTTCTTTTTGTTGGTACAATTGTAGTTTTTGGTTATCTTTTGGAAATAAACTTTGTAGACAAAGGTGTTGAAGCTTACGGAATAAACAACCAAAAAAAAACAAGAAGAAGAACACCCAGGAAACCAAAGGAGAACAAACAAACAATAGAATTAAACAAAGCAATATCATGAAGGTAATCGGTGTAGATCCAGCAATAAGGGAAAATGGTCAAGCGATTTGTATATTAGATACAATGACAAAAAAATTAGAGTTTATGAAATTTAAACAGTTTGTTGACTTTTTAAACTACATAATGAACATTGATACAAATCAAGACTACTACTTTATTATTGAGGACTCATCTATGCAAAACATTACTTTTATAAAAGGCTATAATCACAATGTTCAGAGTTCAATTTCAAGAAGAGTTGGTATGAATCAAGCGGCATCAACCATTACAAAACAATGGATTGAGGTAAATAACTACAAACATATTTGTGTTAGTCCCTTGCAAAAAGGTGCAAAATGGAATAAGCAATATATGTTAGCAGTTCTTAAAGGAGAAAATTATATTACGGACATTCCTGCAATCAAAATAACCCAGGATATGATTGACGCATTTACTCTTGTTTTTAAATTTAAACCAAAATCAATATGAAGACTAAAAAAACAGATTATTTAAAGTTGGCTATCATGACAGATAAGCCTGTTAATTTTAATCTACAAGTTCCATCTTTTAATGCTCTTGTAACATTTTACAGTAAGCCGATGGGTTCAAATTTAGGTGAACCATATAAAAATATGGAATCTAAAAGAATTGCATCTATATTGGCAAAAGCAATAATTAGCAAAAAACTTGAACCAAGCATGGAAGGTAAAGCAATCGATATGATTAAAAGGATAGGATACTAAAATACTTTTTAATTGCATTAAAGTGAGCATTGGCAATTTTATGTTGACTTTCCTTATTAAACATTTTCATTGCATCGTTCCTGTCCGTAAAGAAACCATTCTCGGTTAATACGGCAGGAACTTTTACATTACAAACCATGTGGAATTTAGCTTCTTTGTCAACATCACCATCAGTAATGTCGGGTCGCATTCTAAACAAGTTAGTATTTTTTACCTCATCATACATTAATGTGGCTAAAGTATCTGCTTGTGTTTGACCTGGACTTGTAAAGACTTCCCAACCATTTGCACCTTTAGGTCCTGCATTGCCATGAACCGAAACAAGTATTGCAGCATCGTAATCCTTAAACGCATTAGCTTTGCTTGATCGAACTTTTAATGGTGTATCATCAATTTCGTGATAAAGTTTTAATGTATTAAAACCTTCTGCCTTTAACATCACATCTAATAAATCTACAATATCTCTATTAAATACACCCTCAAAAAACCACCCATAACCATGGAATAGTTGATGAGATGTATGTTGAAAGCATTTACTTGGGTAAGTTGTATAGCGATGTGGTATATCAAATTTCTTACCCAATCCACCATGACCGGCATCTAAAAAAATAGTAAATCTGTTCTTTTCCATGTTTTATATTTTTAAGGGCGATGTAAATCAATACACCGCCCTGTAAACGCATAAGGTAGCGAATCGTCTGCGCCTATAATTTAAACCCGATCAGAGCAAAAGCTGCCGAAATAAGTCCCAGTTTGGCTGGTAACTTTACTTCAATTTCTTTACCAGCACATTCGCGGCTTGTCTCCTTAATCTTGTCCCAAATGATTTGAGCAAGTTGGACGTATTCTCTCCAAGTAAATTTTACTTTATTGCCTTCAAGATGAACATTTATCTCCGAGGCTAACTCCGCAAAGTTCATTGAGTAACAAGCCACGTCGCCCATTGGTGACTTTATTCCATCTGCATTTTTAAGGGCATCTTTTAAATTAGTCTGCATATTATTTGTTTTTAACGTCTGAAAAATCTTGTTATTAATGTACCTAATTCAACGCCAGTAATTTTCTTAATGTTCTCAGCTACCGAAAATAATTCTGTTGCAGAAATCATCATTGCCACCATATATGTAATGGGAAAAGGTATTGAAAAAGTATTTTTCGCACCTTCAAAAATAAGAATGGCTACAAAGTAGATTACTATTTTTTCAGTAGTACGATAAAGTCCTTTACTGGTTATAATTTGATTTTGCTTCTTTGATGCCTTGATTCCCGTGATTGTGTCTGCAAAAACCACTGCGACCGTAAAAAGCAAAAATCCCTTAATAGGTATAAAAAACGAAGCAATGAAGCCGCAGCAAAAGGAGAAGGCAATGAACTCGTAGCCTTGATAAAAAAGTTTTAGTATTATTGATTTCATCGGGTAATTTGTTTTTGCTTTTTAAGAACCAATTTGTTATCCAAATCCTTGAACGACTTTTCATTTGTTTTGTAAATCACAAATCTTTCGCCCGTGTTTGGATAATTTACAATGATGCCATAAGTGTCGGCAACGGCAATGAAAGGCTTGTTGATGCTTTCGCCTATCTTTATTCTTAACTCATTGTTCTTGTTAAAAAATATCTCAGCCCCAGCAAGAACCTTTGTCCCGTTGGCGATGGCATTGTAATTGCCTGTCCAGAACGAAGCGTATAAATTAGAAAGGTAATCAAATGAACTTTCAATTTTGCCGTTAATCATGCTTTTATCTAGCTTGTATAAACTGTTTATAAACTTGTTTCGGTTTTCGTAAATATTAAAAGCATCGGTCATTTTCCGTGCCTCATCGACAACATCGTTTAAAATGTAGTAATAAATGGCTGCTGAATCCTCAAATGTTTTTACTTGAACATCTTGATTAGCGTAAACCTTTTTTACACTCCACAGGGTATCATCTGCAAAGATTTTAGAAATGATAACCGTATCCTGTGCAATGGCAAAGGAAGGAATCAAAAATAAAAAGATTAATATTTTTTTCATGTTTTGTTTATTTAATTTTTTTGCATTATATGCCAATTAGTGCCATCAGCAACTAATGTAACCCATTGAGGCGTAACATTTCCAGCTGATAAAATTGCAGTTCCAGCTGAACCGCCACTAAAAGGTATAACATTTGATGCGGTGCTAATTACTGTTCCTGTTGCAAGGTTTTTTATCATGTATTGCCTTCCATTTGTTGCGGTTGTTAAATCTATGGATGTTGTTGAAGCGCCGCCAGTATTTACAATAGAAACTCGATTACTTGATAAAATAATTGAACTTCCAGCGGTTGATTCTACAAAAACATAACCAACATCAAGCGTACTTCTTGCTACGGATGCACTTGTAGCCCCCGTGCCACCTTTTGAAATTGGCACCGTTCCAAGATTTAAGGAATCACCCGCTAAAGATAAAGGCGAGGTCAAGCGAACATTGCCTACAACATTACTCCCGTCTTTACCAAGTAAACTTGTAGGCGTTGCAGATACCGTTGCAATTCTTACCTCACCGTTTATATCAAGGGTCTTTGAAGGCGTTCCCGTGCCAATACCAACCCTATCCATTGACGCATCCACGAAAACCATGTTGGCGTTTTCGTCACTTTCAACGCGAAAGTCTGAATTGACTGAGCCTTCATTAAACACGGCTGACCCATGAACCTCTAATGTTGATTGTGGATTTGTTGTACCTATACCGACACTACCTATTGATGTTATTCTCATTTTTTCAGTAAATCCATTAGCTGGTATAGCATTAGATGTTTGTGTCCAAAAAGATAAACCTCCAGCAATTTGAGTATTTGCTGATAAATAATCTCCTTCTCTAAATGAGCGAACACGACCACTGGTAAAGTACCCACCGCTTGACCCTTGATAAAAATCAATGTCTGCCGTTTCGTCCGTGCTACCCGTTTCGCTAAATGAATTTGTAATACGCAATGATGTTGATGTACCGTTATTACTTTTTGAAACCTCAAAAAGATTTAAAGGTGTATTTGTGCCAATACCAAAATTTCCCACAAAATTAGCAGTTGTTCCCGTCAATCCTCCTGTTAATGTTCCTCCTGTCAATGGCAAATAAGTTGATGCTGCAACGCCTGAGCGCAAATAATTTGTAAGCATTGAAGCAGTGTCGGAAATATTTAATTTTGTTGCAAATCTGGAATTAAGATTTAATGAGGTTGTATCTGAATCACGGAAATACGGAGTTAACATCGTAGCAGTATCAAGAATATTTAACTTAGTCGATAATCTGCTTTGAATGTTTAATGATATGGTATCTGCATCGCGGAAATACGGTAACAACATCGTAGCTGTATCAAGAACATTTAGTTTTGTAGATAACCGGCTTTCCAGGTTTAATGAGGTAGTATCCAAGTCGCGGAAATAAGGCGTTAACATCGAAGCCGTGTCGCTTACCAAAAGTGCGGCAGTTGTATCGCGCCATAATCCATCAGAATAAAATAAACTTGATTTTTCAACTGGTGAGGTAATTGCCACGTTGTGCAATTCGTTTAAACTATAACCCGATGCCACACGAATTGAAATTGTACCATTGTTTGAAGATGAATTTATACAAAAGCCGATAGGCATATCAATGTTTGGTGCAACTGGCTCAACATCTGTCCAAACACCAGCCGTAGTTGGAGATGGGTAAAGGATTGCACCAGCCGCAAAGGTATCTGTGTTGACTTGTCTTATTTTGCCAAAGGAAATAACGTATCCATCCTCACCATCTGTTAAATCATGTGCCGTTATTCCTAATAAATATTTAGCATCTATTGTGCCATCGGCTATAAACTTTGCAACTGTTATTCTGCCACTTGCTCCAACCGTGCCATTAGCATAAACAAGGCTTCCTTTTGTAATAGTTGAGCCTGTCTGATTCTTGACAAGCCAAAAGTTTTTAAATCCTAATTCATTTGGCACTTGGTCGTACATTCCCAAAACCACTGTACCTAAATCCGAATCCCATCGCATTTTAGCAGTGTCCACATTGTTTGGAGATACACTTGTTTTAAAAAACAATGAGTCAATAGGCTGAGTAAAATTGTTATTTATAATTACCGTATCGCCGTTACTAAACTTCCAGCCGCCCTTAGTTTTAATGTAATTGTAAAGAATATTATTTACCGTATCAAGGATAAAATAAGCATTATTTATACCGCTACTTTTTATTCCTACGGTGTCCGATGCCCTACCTCGATACACCAGCCCATCTCCCGTAGTCTGATAACCTAATCTTTGCTTATTGCCTGTTGCTGGATACTGGGCAAAGGCAAATGATGAAGCTAAAATAACAAAAGCAATAATAAGGCCTTGTCGTTTATTGCCTACTTTGTCAATGGCTTTGCCAATAAACTTTCTTGCAATTCCCATAACCAATTCATTAGCCAAAACCTTGGCAATGTTGCCTACGGCTTTTAAAAACTTCCTTTCTTTTTTGGGTGCTTTTATCTCTTCCATTATGCTAATATTATAAATGTAACAATGTAATTACTACCATCATAATGTGTATTACTATCAATGGTAATAGTGCTTGGCAAAGTTACGACATATTGTGATTTAATAAGCAATTGTCCATTTTGGTATACTTGCAATTGAGCATCTTGATTTGTTATAGGTAGTTGATTATTATTTTTAGTAATAGTCAATACGTTTGATGAGGTTGCTAAAAACTCTTGTGCATATATTGCAAAAGTAGACCCTGTTACGGTTACATTACTTATAGTTTCTGTAATATTAGTTGATGATGTACCACCGCTACCACTTGAGAAAGGAGTGCCATCTTCCCAACCTAAACCTTTAATTACAACACTTCTCTCTGTGTATGGCATTATTCATCGTTTTTAATTACAAACCAATCACCAGTTATTATGTCTGTCATACATTCATAAGTACCTCTTTCAAATACCCAAAAATTATCATTGTCTTGAGCAATAACAGATGTAAAATCTATAACAAAGTGAGGAAGAAATGGGTTGTTAAGATTTTTATTTTGGAATCCTACATTGATCATTCTTCTTACTGGTTTTAATTGTCCTTTAATAACTTCGTTAACTAATATTTGAGATATATTTTTACCAGTACCAATATCAGCAATAGTCCAACCAATAGGACTTGCTAATACAAAATTACCATCATTATTCTTTACGAATATTGCACCTGGAGAAGATGTCACCGGACCATCGCCAATCTTAGTTTCAATCCTTGCTCTTAGAGATGAGAAAACATTGTTGTCACTTGCATATTCGTATATATCATTTTGATTTTGAATATTACCATTAGGTAAAAATTCTAAGTAGTTATCTGAAAATGAATAATTGTAAGCTAAAAGTTCTGTTGTTATATTTGTTCCTGCTGCATTCCTAATACTTTTAAGTATAATTTGAAATGAATATTGAGATGTTGCAGGAATAGCTAATGTATCAAATGCTACTACTTTATTAAATATGTATGTTAAATCTTGACTAATTACATCAGATGTAAATTGATATTCACTTGGGAATGTTTCCCATGACGCAGCAGAAAATATAGTATTTAATCCCTCAAAAGTAGCATTTCTTCTTAACCATCTAACAGGACCAACCATTGATAAATTACTTATACTACCAATACTTGAACCAACAACAGAACTTTGTAATTTAAAACCAGTTGTGTCAACTGCTATTAAATCAAATTCAAAATCACCCGACTCTGTTAATTCAAAAAATGCACCACCCATATAAACTTTCATATTACCCTGGTCAAAAGTAATTTTTAATTTTACACTATATTTAAAACCAATAGTTGCAGCAATTAATGATTTTGCGGCTTGAGAAGTATTGGTAACATTAAATTTTAACTTTTTTTCATCAACAGAAAAACCAGTTCCTAAAGACCAACCACTTGAATCTTCAAATTCTTGTACAGGAATTACAAATCCTTTTTGATTAATTATAGCAGCAAATAAAAAAATGTGTGGTTGGAAAGTATATCCTGCTAAATTATAAGCTGAAAACATAGAAAGATTACTTGTGTAAGATAACCTTGCTTCTAAATTATCAGCATCAAGTTCTTCTAATAAAATCTCACCAGAATCACCTAAACTTGGATTTAAAAAACTATAAGTATTATAAGTAAATAAACTACCAGGTATTAAGTTTCTTCTTGCAGATGTTTTATATTCTACAATCATTTCTCTTAATGGAGCATAATATCCAAATCGACCACCGCCAATTCTAACTAAATCACTTTCTGCTAAATTAGTTTGATTGTTTACTATAGCTAAATCTCTATTGTCAAAAACAGTAGGATCCTCAATTCCAGTTGCAAAGAAATTAAAATATCTCATTGCATTGGGATTCATGTACTCATTAATTTGAATCAACCAATAATTTGTACCAGAGAATATTAATCTTGAAGCAAAGGCCTCACAAATCGCTACCAATACATCATAGCAAGTTGTGTATATGTAATTGTCTTTTGTATCTTTCCAATAGAATGCTTTGTGATTAATTTTTACTCTACTTAAAATATTATTGTTTTCAGAGTAGGTATAAAATGAATTATGCCAATTACCTATAAAACTTAAAATAGGTATATTGGTAGAATAAAAAGAGTTTACAAAACTTAATTTATTAAGGCAATTCATTATGTGATTTGCCAATGTTTCAGCACCTACAAACGGACCATTAGGTGCTTTGTATTCTATATTTTTTAACCAACCAAGCCCATCAACTGCAATTATATCAAAATTATATCCTATGGCATTAGCAACATCTTCAAACTCTATTAAATCAATTAGTATATAACCAAACCATTTCATGTTAATTGTACTGCCATTTGCAGCATAAGCATAATACTCAACAGTAAATCTACCTTCTTCACTATCAACTAACTGCTCAACAAAAGTTTGTAAAATAGAACTATTTACAAAAAATGAAAAGTCGCAAGTGCTACCAATTACCGGTGCAAATCTTTCACTACCTTTTTTTCTATTGCTATCCCAATTTAAATTTAAATTAACCAATCTTATTGGGTTAATTACACCAGAATAATTTGCATCATTAATATACAATTTAAACTCCCTACCTTTTTCAGAATAAACTGTTGCCTCAAATCTTCTTGCCATTATCTTATTCTTAGGTTTTTAGAATCTGTTCTTTCAAGTATTAATTGCAGATCAGTTCCAGAGATACTTGTTTT